CGTGTGTTAACAGGCAAGGGTTTGCCCCAGTTGTCATTATTCATCATATCTAACGATTGAGCAAGGTATCGGAAGGCGTCAGCAGCGTGAGAATGCTCATCGTGCAAAGGCGCACCAGCTTCCTGCGTAACCTGATTTATCTGCCGACGGTATCTTTTTAGGTGATTAACCAGCTCCGTACACCTGTCAGCATCAAAATACGTGCGGGGAAATATCATCCTGGCGAGCCTTATCCCCTCTTCTGGGTTACCTCTGGCTAATACTTGGACGTTTCTACCAAGGGTCTGCAAGAGTTCCTGCGTAGATTTGCCAGACTTGAAGTCACGGTGAGCGCCATCGTGCGGTATGTAATCGGTGCCCCAGTTCCACTTTCTCTCTTGTAACTGCATGACATAGCTGTCAACGGTTCTGTGAGAGTCTTCTATGTAATCGATCACCCGGACTTCTGATGTAACCCTCTGAACACAGATAATCGACATGGAGTCGTTCCAACCCAAGTCCCAGACCGTATGGACTTTAAGCTGCGGATCGTATGGAACCGCTCTGATCCTGCCTTCCCTCTGTGTGGCCTCAATCTCATTGGCATAAATAGCACCCTCGACCGCGGGTCGGCACTTACCCTCCCATGTCGTGAGATAGCCAATAGGATCACGGTCTAACCACTGTCTGCGTTCTTTATCAAGTTCAGGCGGGAACCACGGATTGTCCTGCCAGTTCATCTCAATAATGACAGATTCTTCTGGCGGTTTAACAACGAACCGGCTGAAGGTTTCGTCTGTATCGAGTTCCGGGTTAAACGTCACCCATATCTCTGAGCCTGGCTTTCTGATCGTTGGTATCAGTACATCCCAGCTCTTCTTTGTAACGACCTGAGCCTCTTCCACCCAGCAGATATCGGTTCCCTCGTAGCTTTTTAGGTTGAAGACACCCTGCTGACGTATGCCAGCAAAGGTGAACTCTGTGCCGTTTGTGCCGAGAATCTTGTTCTCTTGGATCGTGTAGAACTGTTCCAGACCGAGCGATTCGATCTGGTCTTTTAGCAGTCGATGAACTGACTCTTGGATAGACTTCTGAGTTTCTCTCGCACAGAGAACCCGGATAGGCTTGGATGCACCCATCGAAACAAGTGCTCGGGCTACAGACCAGCTTTTACCGCTTCCCCTGCCACCGTGTATAACCTTGTACCGTTTAGGCTGGAAGATAGGCAGCAGCTTGTGCGGTATTTCAATCCTGGTTCTGGATGCCGACAATCTCTAACACCGTCTGGATAGGGCCACCGTTTGACCCTGTTACCTGCGTCTCAACTGGAATGAGTCTAGCCGCCAGCTTATAAAACTCTGTAAGGTGCTTTGGGTCTTCTTGGGCCCACTGCACCATCCTTTGAGTACCACCCAACTGCTCAAATGCCTCAGCAATCGCCTGCTTCATGCTGGCATGGACTCGATTAGGAGAACCCTTTGGACGACCTTTTCCTTGTCGACTCAAATTTTGATTCTGTATTTTACGATCTTCCACAAACCTGACTCCCTTGGGTTGGTCAGTGATTACTTACTTCGGTTCTGTATCAGCCTTGCAACGTACGGGTCTTTTTTTTGGTCTTTTGTTGGAGCAAACAGCGCCCTATTCCTGTTGTCCGTATTGTCAGGCTCGCATAGATAATACATTGCTAGACTGTTTCTTGTCACGCCTTGTGGACAATCTATCGGCTCTGGCAAACCGTGCCAGCTACCTCTAGTGTCGAATACCACCGCCCGGTTGTAGTTTGGGGTGATTGATTTGATTAGCGTATCTGGGTTGCTGTACAGACCTAGATGACCACCCCAGTCCTCTTGCCAGTTAGGGGTGAGGTAAACAATGAGATTCAGCCGCCTCTGTAACGGCAGCTTAGGGTGCATGTTGTAGTCTAGGTGGACGTTTAGCTTTCCACCCCTACCATGCTGATGTAACCCACCACCGTGTAGACCTATATCCGGGATGAGATTGCATTCTGTCAGCGACTCCAGCATGTAAAGCATTGATGAACTGCTGAAGTAGGTAAATGTCTTGTACGTCTCCGGCCCGAACCTGTCGTAATGGTTGCAGGTCTGCTTTACTTCTAGCGGGTTGTCGTAGCGGAACCAGCACTTATCGTCTTGCGCTGGGAACTCTCTTGCTACAGGGTCAGGGTCTATCAAGAAATCGTCGATTACTGCATGCCAATAAGGTTTAGTCTCGACGAATACTCTCATCATTCAACTTTCAGCATTTTGATTAAATCTTCCTGCCCAGGAAACACGACAAAGTTGCGAGTTCCTTCACCTGCACCACGGGAACCTTGGTCTAGGTAGCGAATGCCTGGGATGCCTGCTTGTCGTAAAGCAGATGAAACTTTAGGGCCGCCTTCCATGCCCTGCCCTAGCTGTCTATATAAATCACTGCCAGAACCTCTTAATACGTCTTCATTCCAGTTTTTTGTAAAACTTTCTTGCGTCCCGCCTTTTTGAAGATTGCCAATTATTTTTCCTTCCGAATTAACAAAGGCATGATTACCGTTTTCTAATTGTTTATAAGTCAATCCTAAAGATTGCGGGTTAATTCTTTTAACAACATCAGGTTGTTTACTCAATGGCTTATCCCAATCAAGCATCCTGCCGATCATCTCGTCTGGGATGTCTACTGTATAAAAAGAACCAGGGTTTGCATGAGTAATTTTCCCTCGCAACTCATCATAAAGTTTGGCTCTTTCTGAACCTGGCTTGTACTGCCGCGGATATGAACCTTCACTGCGTACAGTTCCGGTTACCATGTCATCAATAAAAGAACTCGCTACCCCAGACGGGCGCAGTACATTATCTAGATACCCAGTTCCATATTTTTCGTTAATCAGATCCTCAACTTGAGACCGAGACAAATTCGATTTCCCGTCGTAACTAAACCCTTGGTCAGAACTTAATCTCGACTGATAACCTTTCGCAACCCCCGGAACCTCAGCAAAATAATGCCCGTACCCGTAAGCCTGCGCACCTTCTCCGCTGCCAATCTTCGTCGGATCAAACTTACTAAATCGATACGGACTTCCGTGGTAGGCAGTTAGACCAAGTAAACCAGTCAACTCAGGCGAATTCTTTGCAGCTTGTATAACATCCAACAACCCAGGAACCTGTGCTGCCATCTTAATGGCGCCAGCAGGCACATTCGGGCCAGGCATGTTACCCACTGCCTGACCAGTCCTGTAAGCCTCTTCTGACCCATACTCCGGCTGCTGCAACCCTAGAAACCCACGACCGAATGGCCCAGCTACGTTAGCAACAGGCTGACCAACATTGCGCTGATAAGCGTCATACGCTTGGCGCAGTCCCAACAGCCGGAGAAGTTCGGTCATGTCCATGATTCACTTCTTATTCCTAGCGCTGATTGCCTTAGCCTTTGCTCGTGCATCTGCCTTGCTGCTGGCACCCCAGGCTTGCAACGACAGTAGAAGGCGTGTCGGCTTACCGTCTTTCCTCTCCGGCCCAGGCATGTTGCCCATCCTCGCTAGAAAAGATGCCCTGCGCGGGTTATCGCCCGACTTTACTGGCGGCTTGAGATCGCTACCAGGGTTGGCTCGCTCGTAAGACTTTCGGCCAGCCTCATTCAACCCACCCTTTGGATTCTTTCCAGCCTTGCGAGTCCATGCAGCAGTCATTTCTTTCTCGCGGCTCGCATATTGTCGATTAAATTGGGATAGGGTCGGCCAGCAGACGCTGCCATCGCCTTAGCTGACCGCTTCTCTTTCTTGCTCAGCGGATCAGGCTTGCCCAGCTTTTTAGGACGGGGCTTATCCCAGATGGCTTTCATTTCTTCTTACTCGGGTACGCAGGCGCATTGTTCTTAGCAGGCTTAGGCTTCTTCTTGTAGTTCGGCTGATTGGTAGTACCCATCATTCGTCCTCCATCATCCGTGCCATTTTTAACATTATCTTGTGCTTTTCTGTCATTCCCTTTACAGGGCCACCAGAAAGCCAACGGTCGCAAGCGTAATCTTCTGAACAGCGGAAGTCCCAGCGAGCGCAGTAACCGATATCGTCATCGTCAACAATGTCCTGCATTTCTTCCGGCAGGCCAGCA